CCCAATGATATGGTGTAAAGCATACGCATACCATGGGTTCTATTGTTGTAGTGGCGATGACTGGTGAAAGCATGACTCAAGCATTTCTTCCAATCACGTACCATTCGCCACCCACCCTTCCACTCCATCAACTTGCTTTGACAAAAGTTGATGTCATTCTTGTGGTAATACACACCATCAATTGATACTTCATGGCCCCACCTCCCTAGGAGAGAGGGCAGTCCATCAAGGACTGTTTGGGCATCACAGTCATCCACGAAGACTAACACATTGTCTCCGCTATCCACAATGTCCCATGCACGTACTTTAAGCCTGCGCATGGAGGCGTTGATCATACCCACCACTATTGCACAGCCACCGAGTGACGTGTTGGCATCTCCTGAAACCCGCTGCCCTCGCAAACGGTAGCTGATGCCAGACATGGTGCGTCCTCGATTATCGATCTGCTGTCTCATTAGTTTAGTGAGCATGTCATCACCACACAACCTGTGGTAAAAACTAGTCTCAGCCTTGATCTGCTCTGGCGTGACATGAGCATCAAAGGCTTTGAGATCTAGTCCGATGACTACGGGGCGCTTGAAGTGGCCCAACTTATCCACTATAAGCTGGCCTGCCTCGTAACTCGTCATCCCCCGAGCGTATTGCTTGAGTCCCGTATACTCAGAGCGGTATTTGTACACCACCTCTTCCAGTGGCTTGACGTACCGCATCAATTCCAGAGTATATTTTGGGTCACGAAATTGTATTAACCGACACAGTGACAGCTTGTTCTTAGCCTCCAGGTCAAACCTGTCAGACTTGACGAATCCTGTCACTCGGCTATCACGCCGTAAGTTTATGCCGTGGTACATAATGTCATCTCGTGCCCTCTCGTAACGCAGGCGTTTTCTTCCAGAGTAGTGGCTGATGATCCGTGAATAACTCCATGGGACCACCCTACCGTAGCGTATGACTAGTTGTCGCGCCATGCGCTTGAATTCATCTTCCAGAATTTGCTGCCACCCACTCGACGTCCTCGCATCGCAGTCCAGGCGTAGTTGCACGCCGGCTGCCTCATTGCAAGGACACCCTGCTGGGACTCCTGGGGTCCACAGTCCCTCCCAACGCGGCCTGTGGATTGTAACTACTTTTTGTCGGTTGAGACAAGGTCCCTGAGGTCCTGGATTAGATTTGTGGTCTAAAACATGGCCTGTGCAGACTGCAGGCCGAACCTCAGGGCATCCTCAGACAATGGATCTGGCTTCTAGCGCCGGTACGCTGGCTGGTGTAATCGCTCTACGCGGCCAAAAGACAATCGCCGCGGCCAACCCTAGAAACAGCGCCAAAACGCTATTTTCCGGTGACGACAGAGCAACACCTACTCCAGTGCCCAACGCCCCTAGTAGGAGACTTGGAATCACAGGCAATACATAACTGACAATCAGTTTAAGATTGCTCCAACATCTACCTACCATACCTGAACCTATCCATGATCTGCCACTCTCCATAGCACCCCGCAGGTCGCGGGATTCGAGAATATCGTGGCGTCTCGCCCATGCCCCATTTATCGTGTCCATTCCAGCGATCCCTCGAGTCCTGATTCGTAGGGATTCCACCCAGGTGTTGACTCCTGCGCGATCAACACTGACCCGCTCTAACTCACTTACGATGAACGCTTCCGCTACTGTTGGTGATAAGCAGCGGCTGAAGTAGGAGTCAGAAACTTTGTGGTCCCTCTTCCACACCAATGCATGCTTCCGCAAGGTCATGAGCAGCTCATAGTCCCTTGTGCGGAAAAGTGCATATGGATGGAGGTACGCCAGGAGGTCAAGGTCTACAAACCCATTCCTGGCTCGTAACATACCTCCATCGTTGAAGATGGGAACCACAGGAGGTGGTGGTGGTGGTGGTGGTGGTGGTAGTGGCGGCCCCTGTTGCCCTGTGGGAGCAATGGTTGACCCTATGGCACCAACTCCTTGCCCGCCATCTACACCGACTGGTGGAGGTGGCAAGCCACCCCCGACACTTCTTGGTGGCACCGGAAGAGGCTGGTTAGGCCTCGGTGCCGTGGGGTTTCCCCCCCGTCTTGTGGACGGGCCCGCGATTCCAGCGGGATACTGCCGTTGTACAGCTTGAGCCTTGCGGCCCGACCTAAGCCCTGGGGTTGGCCTAGGTGCTAGAAAAGTTACACCCCTAGCTGGTGCCTGTTGACTTAGGTGGACAGTGCCTATCACTAGCCCTCCTGGTGTCCCGGATCGCCTTGCCCTACGCCTCTGCCGGGCGTTGGTTGGGGGGTTGGTTCCGGGGGCAGTTTTGACCGGGCGCATACCCTGGCGCCTTCCGTTGTTCGTTGTCGCGACGGATTGTGGGATATGACCAACAAGCTAGTCAGGCTTGT